GGCAATGGGCAGCCGTCGTTAATGCAACAGGTCACAAAGTTAGGGAGCGACTTTGAGCACATGCAAAACGAAGTGAGAACATCCATAGAGGACTTAAAGACCATGATGACTGAACAGCACAGAGCGGCACTAGATAAGAGCAAAATGAACTGGCAATTTAAGACAGCGGTAATGGTAGCACTGATAGGGAGTATGACCTCTTTAGCAATGCACTTCTTTCATTAAGAGCGTTTTCTACCTTTATCAGCTCTTGGTTTTCTAGCTTTTTTGAAGCCTTGTCTTCTAGCATTAGCTGCTTTATTCTTTTCTGCAATATAATTTGAATTCTTCTTATCAATAAACATATATTTTATTATACACACGGTATTAAATAATTCAAATGAAACAGCACAAAGAAGACAGACTGATAGCTGAGGCAATGTGGTGGAATGAGCCAGTAAAGCCGTACTTTGAAGTAAACGGCTATAAGTACTTTCCTGAGCTTGATAGAGAGCATAACCCAGATACCGGTAAGGTAGAGAACGTAAAAATTAGTCATATGGTAACTACTCCAGAGGGTAAGAGCATGGAGGTAGACTTCACCCCATACAATTACATGACAAAGAACGATTTAGTTAATTGGATAAAGCAAGGTATGCCTGGACGTAAGGGCACTTCACCTTTACGTAGTCCAGATTTAGAAGAGGATCAGATTGATATAAAAGCAGACACAGAAGAGGATCAAGAAGAAGAGACAATGCTTAAGGGCATAAAGCCTAAGAAAGAATTAGGTAAAGGTGGTACTCCAGAAACAGCAGCCATGGCACTACGTGGTATACATAAAAGATGATTAACTTTGACACAGTATACGGTATATTAGAAGGCACTAAATCTCTTGAACTTAATCTTATAGAAGAAGGTAATAAAGAGGATTATAAACCCATTAAGTTACCATATGCTTTGGATGCATTAGAGCCTTATATAGATGCTGACACTATGAACAAGCACTACAATAAGCATTATAAGGGCTATATAAACAAGTTAAACGAACTAACTAAACAGAGGATACCGTTAGTAGATTTAGTAAAGAACATAAAAGGAAAGAATGATAAGGTGAGGTTCAATGCTGGAGGTGCTTACAATCACCAATTGTTCTGGCAAATGATGACCCCAGACAAGACAAGCCCTAAAGGCGTGTTTAAAGAGATGTTTGAAAGGAAATATAAAGATATGGGAAACTTCAAATCCCAGTTCCTGGAACACGCTACCACAATAATGGGTTCCGGTTGGTGTTGGTTAGTCTTGAGGAACGGAAAACTTGATATTGTTACGACAGGAAACCAGGATAACCCGCTAATGGAAAACTTAGGTGTTCCGCTTTTAGGAATTGATATGTGGGAACACGCCTTTTACCTAAAGCATGGACCAGATAAAGAGGGGTACGGGAACGATTTCTTTAAGGTGATTAACTGGGAGTATGCCAACGCGGTGGCCATAATATAAAAATATGAGTGGGATTATATGTGCAGTGATTATGTTAGCGCTGGTCTTCCTATTTAATAAGTTAGAGAAGTAGCTATGGCGCTCGGGAAAAGCGCGAAGCGCTTTTTTGCCGTGGGGAGTTCCGGGGTTTGATTTCCTAGGAAACTAAATAATATATTATATACCTATTATGAAAACAAAATTCCTATTATCTTTATTAGTAGTAGCTCTGGTAGTTCCAGCTAGAGCTCAAGATGCCGCAGCTGGTTCTGCTGTCGGTGCCGTTGCTGGTGCCGCTATCGGTGCTAATAATCACAACCCAGTCGCTGGTGCAGTAACCGGTGCATTGGTTGGTGGTCTTATTGGCAATGCAATTGATCAATCTAAACAACCACAACCTCAAGTAGTAGTGGTTCAAACTCCGCCACCACCTCCAACCCCTGTAGTTGTACAGACCCCTCCACCGCCTCCAATAGTTATGGCTCCAGTAGTGGTTCAGTCGCCTGTAAATTATGTTTGGGGTCCGCTTAACCGTCACGGTTACCCAGAATACGTTTACGTACAGCAATGGAACGGTGCAACATGGGTTACGACTTATTACCCTTACAATGAGTTCTTAGTATGGTACGGTCGTTTCTACGGACATCCATTCCGTGAGGATATGTACCGTCATCACTGGCACCGTTAATCTTTAATTTGTTGTTATTGTTTAAAACCCTACCTATGGTGGGGTTTTTTATTGTTATGATAAATAAAATTTTATGAGCAGTAACCAGCAATTACCTTCAGTACCGCAAATGGCAGCTAATTTAGCTACTACTGCAAGTGACGTAGCCAATAGATTAATACATGGTCAATCACCTTTTGTAAAGGATGAAGAGAGTATGAGAAGAATGTGTATTTGTGATGCATGTGAGTTCTTTGTGAAAGATAACGCAAGATGTTCAAAATGCGGTTGTATGATGCAGTTTAAAGTAAGGTTAAACGGAGCTAAATGCCCTATTAATAAGTGGTAAAAAAATAAAGCTCTGTTTTATAAATATATTATATGGCCTTTTCAACATACATCAATTTAGTGGTAGGAGCTGATCAATTATCTGCTTATACAACTGCATTACCAGCTAATTCATCTATCAATGCAGGTACACCAGTATTTACAATGTCTGGTACAGCAACACCAACCAGCTGTATTGAAGCATTAACAGCTTATGTTACAGGTGTAACATTACAGCAAACAACATTTAACGGTGGTGTAATTTACTCGTCCGGTGTTGGTTATGGTGGTGGTGTATTCCATTATTCCGATTCAAACACATACCCAGCTAAACTTTCAACGTTAGCAGGTTCAACAACACCTAATACTTTATCATATGGTATTACAGCTACAGGTTTAGCTTGTGCATCAGGTATTCAAGCAGCTTCGTTAGTTGTAAATCTAAGCTCTACAGCTTTATCAGGTACTTCAGCTGGTACAGTTATACCTGTAACAGTTATCAATCCTAACGGTAATGTACCTGATAACATTCCATTAACTATAGTTAATGGTAGCTCATATGTGTATTGCGTAAATACAGTTTCTAATAACGGTAACTTTATTTGCCAAGATGATCAAGGTAGAATGATTCAACAGATTCTTGGTTAATAATAATACAATCTAACGCAAAAAGCCGGATTTAACACCCGGCTTTTTTTATAAATAGATATATATGAATAGTGAGTATAACCAAATTTACGAATCCTATAAACGTAAAATATTAAATGAAATGGATTCAGGTAATAGCCCTATTGGATATGATCAGCAAGACTCAAGACAATTGCAAAAGGGATTAAGACCAAAATCTCCTGGTAAAGATAGTTTTGGAGGCGTACAAAAAACTGCTCAATTACCAGGTGGTTCAGAAACTAAAATACCTGCAGGCGCTATAAACGGACCAGGTTCAGGAGCAGCTGTAGAGATGAATGAAGAAGAAAGATATGTTGAAGGGTTTGGTAAAATGTCTAAAGCAGATTTACATATGATGTATAATAGAGTTATGAACCAAGTACATCAATTAAAAGCTACAGGTAAAGTTAATCAAATTCAAAGTAAATTAGAGTTATTAAAATTGTTAGCTAAGTACTTGTAAGATGAAAGCAACACCGTTTTATTTTGAAATAAAGGATATGTTAGCGCAGTTTGTGACTGCGTTTGATGATATCGTTATCAATAGATATAATGCACAAAGACAACCGCAAGATAAATTGAGTGTACGGTATGTGTATTCACCTAAACAAGCAGTGTTGTATGATATTGTAAATCCTAATAAAACTTTAACCTTACCTGCTGTAGCAATTACCATTGGGGGTATAGCTAGAGATAATAACAGAGTGTTTAATAAGATAGATGGGTTTTATTATAGTAATGGCACATCGACTAACTTTTTTAAACCACCGGTACCTGTAAACATAACAGTTAATATGTCCATCATCACTAGGTATCAAAATGATATGGATCAAATTTTAAGTAACTTTATACCATACAACAACCCGTACGTTATTATAAGTTGGAAGGTGCCAAGTGAATTTAATTTATCTTCCACTCAAGAAATTAGAAGTGAAGTGTTGTGGGATGGAAGTATGACAATGGAATATCCAACTGATTTAAATGGTCAAACAAAAGCAAGAATAATTGCAGATACTACATTTACAATTAAAGGTTGGTTGTTCAAAGATACTTCAGCAGCTAGCAACGACATATCTAACATCTATTACATTGATACAAATTACTATGCATCAAGTTTAATAACCAATTATTTTGATCTATCTGGAATATCATATACCTATCCTGCTTCAGCTGATTTAATTAATGATGAAGATTCTTTTGAACTTTCCGGATCACCATACATTTCAAATATGTTTTATAACGGTAACTTAGTTACCGGTGATGTATCCTTAACACCTGGTGTTACAGGCACTGTTCAGTTATATGGTAATAACTTTAATCTACTTAACGGTCTCTTACTATCAACAAACAATACAAAATCTTATACTACAAATGCTTCTATTACCAGTGTCGGTGGATTTAAAAGACAAACTCCTATTACTGGTCAAATAGTTAATAGTTACAATATAATAAGTAACAATATTATATCTATTAATTTCCCAGTAATGGTTCAAGACTTTGTATTTAAAAATGCAGATTTTACGTTTGTTTTATATAATCAAGCAGGATACGCTACAACAACCCAAACATATGTTTCTGGTGATCCTGTATCAATAAACACTTTATACTATTTTGGTCAAGATAATAGTAATTAAAAATTATGATTATATCAGGAGGCATTCAATTAACTAGTGGCAGTTTTATTGCAACAAATAATTCTCCTGATGGTATTTTTTCTTTACTTGTTACAAACCAGGCTATAAGTGCATATAATGCTGCGCAACCAAACACTTGGGTAACGGTTTTATGTGCTGATTATTTTAATATTCAAAATAAATTAGCTAGTGTAAAAGCTGCAGGCATGACTAATACTCAATTGTTATGTACATTTGATAGTGGATTTGCAGCTGGATACGCAACAATTACTTCACAACAAGCTTCATCAGCAGTTACAGGTTCATATATAGTTGCTTTTGCAGCTAGACCAGGGCAAATAAACAGTAGTGTATTTCCATTATATTCTTATACATATGAAGGATTATACAGTACTGCAGCTTTAAGTGCATCTAATGGTCCAAATATTGCAACAAATTCTTATTTTGTCCTTAAACAATCTAATGTAAGTCTTTCTGCAAATGGTTTTGTTTCGGTAGGAATGACTAGCACTAGTAATTACTTACCACCTGGAAGTTCGCCTTTCGTTCAGTATATTAATGCTTCTTCTCATTATGATCCAGCAAACAAATTAGGTTACTGGGGTCCTTCAAGTTGGACTGGTTACACCGGTGCTTGGCCATATTTTCAAATGTTAACCACGACAAATAAACAATGGTAATTATATGAACATAAACAGCGGAATAACTCTAACTAGTGGTGTATTTTTAAAAGGTAATAATGCTAGTGTACCAATAATGTACCAGGTAGTAGGAACAACTAATAGATCATGGTAATTAAACGTGGTATTGTTTGATTATTTTATTAAATAATTGAAATGGCTCAGGATAATAAAAGCTTCAATCAAAGCGGTTTCTTTAAGAATCTAGCTAACAAATTACCATATCAAGCACTAGATCTTAATTCTGTTTTATCTCAGTTAAACCCTAAGTATGAAACATTTAGAGATACTGGATCAAGAAGAGCAGAAGCTTTAGCTAGACAATCTATATTCTATGATAATGAATATAACAATACACCTTCTGGTTCTATTGCAAAAGGTGGTGTATATAGTGATTTAGTTTACGCTAATATTCAAGCTGATAAAGGTCCAAGAATAATGGACTATAGAGTAATGGCTGCTTTTGCTGAAGTAGCAGATTGCTTAGATGAAATATGTGATGAATGTATTAATAAAAATGATAGTGGTGAAATTGTAAAACTAACTTTTAAAAATTTAGAATTAAAAGACATAGATAGAAATAAAATAGAAACAGAGTTTCACAAATACATACACAATTTTGAATTAGAAAGAAAGGGATGGGAATATTTCAGACAACTTTTAATTGAAGGTGAAGTATACTTTGAACACGTTGTACATAAAGCTTATCCTGAAGAAGGTATATTAGGCGTTGTACAACTACCTACAGAATTAATTGATCCTATTTTTGATAATATTCAAAATATGATTATTAAAGGTTACATTCTACGTAAACCTATTTTTGATCCAAATAAACCAAACAAGATAGAAAAGTATGAATTTATCCCAATGGATAAAAATCAAATTACATATATTAATTCTAATATTTGGAATCAGGACAAGACATTTAGATTACCTTTCATTGAAAATGCAAGACGTGCATATAGACAATTATCACTAATTGAAGATAGTATTGTCATTTACCGTTTAGTAAGAGCTCCAGAACGTTTAGTGTTTAATGTCGATGTAGGTAACATGGCACCGCCTAAAGCTGAAGCATATTTACGTAAATTGATACAAGAGTATTGGAGTAAGAAAACATACGATGCACAGCAACAAGGTCCGGTACAAAAGTTCAACCCACAATCAATGTTAGACAGTTTTTGGTTTGCAAAGAGAGCAGGTAGTGAAGGTACATCAGTTACGCAGTTAGCTGGTGGTGCTAATTTAGGTGAGCTTACTGATTTAATGTATTTTGTAAACAAACTTTACAAGTCGTTAAAGGTACCTACTAACAGGCTTAACACAGAAAGCACATTTAAAGACGGTAATGAAATATTAAGAGAGGAATTAAAGTTTGCTCGTTTTATTATCAGAATGCAACAAAATTTTGCAACAGGTTTAAAGAACGGATTTTTAACTCATTTAAAATTAAAAGGATTAGTTGAGAAGTATGATATAAAGGAAACTAATTTATTTTTAGAGTTTAACGTGCCAACTAATTTTTATGAATTAAGAGAAAATCAAAAGTTAGAATTAAAGGTTACAAACTTTAATAACTTGGCTTCTAATGCAACAGTATCATCTACATTTGCTCAAAAGAAGTACTTAGGTTGGAGTGATATAGACATTAAAGCTAACAGAGAGTTCTTACGTAAAGATAAAGAGCTTGAATGGGAGTTAAATCAAATTCTTAACGGTGGTCCTTCTTGGAGAGAAAATATGTTACCAGCAGGTGAAACAACTCCAGCCGGAGCAGCACCAGCAGCTCCAGGCGGTGGCGCTACACCAGCAGCAGTACCACCAGCTTTTGGAGGCGCAGCAGCAGCAACACCTCCTCCAGCAGGAGAAACAGCAGCTCCACCAGCAGGCGGTGAAGCTCCTGCAGCACCAGCAACTTAATAAATATATTAGATGCTACGTTGTAACATAACACCCATTTCAGCTTTTCAAAGCACCAACCTATCTTCAAAGATAACATCGTTCAATAGGTTATCTGATAGAATACTTAGATCATTAGGTTACCCTTATATAAACGTAGAATTACATAGCGATCAGATAAACGAAAATATTAGTATTGCTTGTGAAATGTTTGCTAAGTTTGCAGGCTATACGAGAGAGTTTCTAGTCTTTAATAGTGATTTATATACAACTAATTATGGTATAAGATTAGATTCTTTATTCACAGCTAAAGCTACAGATTCTTTTGCTGATCAAATTAATAACAAAACTACAAACCCTCAATTTTCTAGATACGATACCCCTCCAAGCACTGTTTATGTATGTAATAGCGCTGTACCAGGATCAGCATTTACATCATTATCATCTGTATCAGCTTCTTTTGTTAATGGTGCTTCAGCTAATGAAGTAGTTGCTGGGGATGTTTATAATTACATTGTAAATTACAACCCTGCATTATCTGCTTACTTTACTCAAAGCTATCAAAAACCAAGCACACAGTTAGGTTCTATAACTCAAAATTTAAATGCTCAAACTTTAAATAGTTTTGATTA